GGGCAATCTCTGAGTTGGTTCTGTGCAACGTTGAAGTAAAATGATGGAAATGATCGGCTGGATCGGCAGTTTTATGTTTGCTCTCTGTGCAGTTCCACAGGCATTTCAGTCTTGGAAGCAAAAGAACAGCGACGGACTCTCATGGTCATTTTTGCTGATGTGGTTCTTCGGTGAAGTACTTACAATTATCTACGTCTTTCCAAAACCAGATGTAACTCCGCTTATTACAAACTACTTTCTCAACATTATTCTATTAGTGGTTATTATTTGGTATCGATTATTTCCCACAAGATATATCATTTAAAGTAGTAGAAAATTAATCCAGCGACAGTTAATAGAGCAAATACAATAAGTCCTATTACATTTTTTGCAGTAGGCCCAGAACCTTCTGGATCAAATTCTGGTATCGCTAGATACATTATAAAACAACAGATTGCTAAAATTACAAATACAAATGCGATTGCTATCATAGCTTTTGCTTTAAAGTAAGACGATCAATACCATCAATAATCTCAATATCACCAAGAGATGCGCATGAAACAAAGACTTCATCAGGAGCGCTTCTGAGATAGAAAAGATCGCCAAAGTAGTTAGTTGGGAAAACTGGGACTAAAACTGCAGAAGCAATTTCAGTAGGCATTTTACTTTGAATAACAGCCATTAGTTCTGTTGCATAAAAATCTTGAGCAAAATCCCAGTTGTTAATGCTGAAATACTGATTGATAAGATCAAGAACTTTAGACCGAATCTGATCCCCTGTGAGCTTAGCAGATCCAGAACGAACAATCTTAAAAGTTGCTCTAAGTTCTGGAAGAGCCTGAGTTCCAAAGATCAGTTTAGTTTTACCAGAATGCATCACCACCGTATCAGAAATCATCTTACTTTCAATTAAGTTTCGATAAGTATTTCTAAGTTCAAGAGACGATGGAGGAGCTGGTTCTATTGGTTCTATTCCACGTAGATAGTTTTGAACTCCTGAATAATAACCACGGGTCAAAACATAGACATCAATAATATTTGATGTTGATGGATCTATTAAATGATCGTCTGGGGTAAAATGCTGCCATAAGAAATCAAGATTATCACGACCAATCTTACGAACATAATTTCCAGATACATCATCAATGTACACCAAACTTTGTAGATAAACTGTTGTTGTTACTGGAATTAATTTGCCAGTTGCTAAGTCTTTCAAAAAGTACACATAATCATTTGTACCAATGAAACGTAAGAACTCCAATGGGTTTGCTGGGGTCCCGGCACCTGAATAGTAAAGATTAAAAGAATTGACAGGAGATATTGCCAAGGCATTAACATTAACAGTTCCGTCTGAATAAAGTATAGCAGAAGCAACATTGTAGATTTGATCAAACCCGACAGCATAAAGCCCATCTGCCGTAAGATTAGATTTAAGAATTCTTACTTGATCATATACCGGTTTCTTAGTATCTGGATCAATAAGTTTCATATCTTTATTGAACCAAAACTTTGTAGTAGGGCTTTCAACAGTTAATTGGAAATTGCGCTGCGTAATTTTCCAATACAGAACTCCCCCAGTGTCTGGATTATCTGTTCGTTCTACAATCATGATCCATGATTTTATTTCATCATTAACATCATAAGGTAAAGTTTCTGCATCTGAGGAAAGAATAGCTTCATCGATCAGTTCAAAGATTCCAGTAAGATTTTTCTTGTAAACAGATGGTGTAAAGATTCCTGAAAGCTGTTCTACATTAATAATAAAAGCATCGCCTATTGTTATTGTAGTATCTGCGGCTGGAGGAAACCCAATCAAAAAGCTAATTACTCCATTAGTGTAAGCAGTTCCAACTGTTCCACTTATTTGTGGTCCGCTAACAGAACCATAAACCGAAAAAGTGCCAGATGTATCAATAATTTCAACAGTATAAACTTCAACCTTTCCCACTGCTTGAACAATATCTGCTGATGTAAGGACATCGGTATTAGGAATAGCTAGTGGATTTGTAGAATCCGGGTTGATCCTTAATGCTGAAACAAACAGTCTATTAGGATTAAATCGAATTCCAAATCGTTTTTGTCGAATAATAGATTCTTGAATACCAGAGATATTACCAGGAGTCGGTACAGCAGTATAAACTCCTGACACATAATCTTTAGTAACGATCTTCATATTCTGATCATAGATTTTATGATCAGTATCATTGTTAACAATAGCATGTGGAAATTTTGGTAACGGCCCAGTTTCAAGAAGATTTACATCGATTGAAACTACAGCATCTGGTTCACCATACCAGTGACGATCTAAAGCTCCTTGAATTAAAGTCTTTTCTTGTAACGGGTATCCACCGACTTCTTGTGTTATATCTTCAATAAAACGAGTTCTTGGCTGAATAAAAGCCATACTTAAAGGAGAGGCAGATGTATAAAATGCATAAGTAATTAAGTTATAAATCCCTGGATCTGAGAGAGCAGGTTCAATAACTTCATCTATTATACTTCTGGATGAGATGCTAGAAATCTGGCTTGAAACACCTACATTATAGTACATCCGAACATCATTACCAAAAACTTTAACATTTTGGTATGATCCAGATGGATCATTCCACTCAATATATTTTGGTTGGCCAGCAAAAGTTCTATTAACTGACTTAAGACGAAGGATAGAAGGATCCTTCAGAAAGTAACTATTATAATCTTGCCCATTAACCATTCGGTTTTGGGTATAGTAAACCGAAGGAGCAACAGAACGAATATGTTCTACATCTTCTGACTGTGCAGAATTTTGTAAAGCGGAAGATAATGAATAAGTAAAACTACAGCTTTCTTGCTTTCCAAGCTTAGAGGTATACAAGAAAGTAACAGATTTATCTATGATTGTATTCTTTGGTACTTGTACAGCTCCAGATGTAGAAGATCTAACCCAAATATTAAAAATTCCTGTAGGAATTGCTGCAAAGTCTCCATCCCCGAAAATTAGATTAATTTTATCGTTTTCAAGAGTTTCAATTTCATATTTTGTAGAACTTTGGACTCCATTAAAAGCTAAATTTTGTCCACTAACATTTGGCACAGCTTCCCATTCTGCAGTAATTATTCCCTGTTCATCTACTTGCTGTACCCAAACATCAACATCGTTGACATTCATAACATCTACATTTAGAATCCGGTTTGGTTGGCTGGTATCAAAAATATAATTTAACTTGCTGAGAATACCTTGCTTAAGATACATCATAAAGCCAGTGGTATCAGAAGAATCTCCATATCCATCATCAGCATAAAGCATGGTGAAATAAGCATTGGGATTAGGAGATCGTTCAAAAATTCCAGCTTGATCAAGATCCGCCGGAACTAATTCAAAATCAAGATCTAAACCATTAACTGCTGTCTTAAATTTGATAACTCCATTACGAACTGTTGCCCGATCAGCTTCAGTTTCAAGAACATTTTGTACTTCATATTGCTGAAAAATAGTATCATCAATCTGAAATGACTTAAATGGGGATCCAAATGGCTGTGTTAATACTTTATTGATTACAGTAAGAAATTGTTCTTTCCATAATGGATTATTAGAATCATTCCATCTAATGACTCTATTTGTTAAAGAATTCCCTTGTGAATCAGAAACCATTTCCGAAGTTGAAACACTACTAATTTTAACTAATCCACGAAGAGGAAGGTTTCTAGAAGCTGTGTATGAAATCAACTTGGCTAATGCCAAAATGCTCTGCTTTCTTTGAGCAGTTGGCAATAAAACTTCATGAACTGATAGATCTACGCGATAGGAAAGTTGTTCAGCAATATATGCAAACATTTCCGCCAACGCAATCATTAAGCTGGCTTCATGATAATCGTTGAAGTTCTCAGGGTAATTGAGCTTCAGATAATCGATTAATGATTGCTTTACAGCATCGTAATCGTAAGCGGTGAAGTTGACCTCTTCAAAGGCTTTGTAGACCTTCTCCCAGGATTCAGCGGCGTATAAAAGTGGACTTGGATTTGCAGACATGTTTTATTTATGACATCAGTAGATCTTACAAGATCATGAAATTCCAAGACGTCTTTTAGCATTAGACATAACTAATGCCCAACGCTGTGGATGTTTTTCATCGATCTTATCACGTTCTTCATCCCAGATCTTACTGACCTGAGTAAGTTGAACTTTTGCTTTTTTAGCTAAAGCTTCAATCTTTTTTGTATGTGCAGACTTACCGACAGTCTTGGGAGGAATTGGGCGAGGCCCTTCTTTGTCACCGCTAATATAAGGATCTGATCTTTTCATCATTCCTTCAAAAATCTCACCAAAATCTTTGAATTTCATTTGCTGTGTACCTCAATGTAAAGATCTTTTGTCACATTAAACTCTAAGTAACTTAATTTTGCTACTGCTACTAGAGCATTTTTTTCTAGAGCTGGAATAACATCAAGATTAAGAAGCTTGACTCTGGGTTCATGATCAAAAACCTCAGTAAGATCCATTATAATAATGTCAATTGTTTGTGGATCACCAGGTTCAAATGCTAACAAAGGAATGCGAGTTCCATAATTCGGCATCATTACACGCTGGCCACGTTCAGTAAAAATTGCGTTAATTAGGTCTTGTTCTACACAAGCTACATTATAAACATCAAATGGGCCACCATGCTCCTCATAGTTACGAGTAGAAAAACCGACGTAGAATTTTTTAAGTTGAGCAGCCATGTTCTATTTAACCTTGGTACTTAGGATTACGAGGAGTTGGACATAAAGGCTCATCCTCATCTCGAGTCCAGGATTCATGTTCAGGAACAATCATCTTTGGCTTAACTGGATCAAATGGGTTAGAATCTCCCTGCTTAGCGGTTTCAGCTGATTCAGCTGGGCCAGCCGATCCAGAACCTTCAGTAAACTCACCGATAAACTCTTCAGCCATATAAATGGTCCCATTGATAACAGCTGCATTATGATTGATTACTGCAGCTTGATCATTGATCGGTCCGCCAGCTTTACGATTAATCACTAATGCCGCTTGTTCATTAATGTTTCCGTTCATCGATTTAAGATCAATATTTGTTTTTGCTGTAATCTTTAGAAACCCATCATCTACTCTATATTCACTACCATCAACAGTATTAATATAGATTTTGCTAGTAGGTGACCCAGCCTCTTCTGGCCAATCCCGACGAAGCCCAAGAGGATCTCCAGCCCAAGGGGGTTTAACACACCATATCTTTTTAGGAATAGCTGGAGCAATTGGACCCTTAAATGTTTTCAAATGCATATCTCGAGAAGCGGCAATCTTAATATTTGCATGAGTTGAAAGCATTTCAATATTGCGATAAGCTTGAATCTTAACAGCCCGTTCTTCAGATTGAATATTAACCCTTTTCTTAGCTACAATATTAATATTTTCAGTTGAGTAAAGATTAAGATCGTTTTCAGAATGAATGTTAAATTTGGAAGTAGTATAGAAATAAATCTTCCCACTACCTTCATCAAGTTCGATCCAGTTTCTCCCACGAGCAGTAGAAATATAGATTCTCTCATTGGTATCATCGAGAATAATTTGCGTTCCCTCGGTAGTTTTCCAACGGGTACGGCAAAATTCATCAATATCTTGAAAGGAAATAAAGTGTCTACCAGGAGACGTTAAAGCAATTGTTTGAGAATCTGTCTTAGATGGTTCTAAAGGCTTAGGAAAATATCCATCAGTTGTTGGTTTGTTTTTTGTCTTATTTTCTGGATAAGAAACAGAACGTTCAAAGCCTCCTCTAGTTTTCCAGTGTTTATCATCTGGCCCTAATCCCGCTTCCCCGAGATTCTTTTTATAGTGAGGCATTACAGCCTGAGGAATCAATCCAGATTCATCAATTTCAGAAGATATTGGAGGAGAATTAATCGATTGAGGCATTGTTCGATTTAATTCAGGCATATAAAAACATCCCATCCAAAATCTAACATTAGGTTCTCCTTCCAAAAACCCAATAAGAACTTGAGCTCCAACTTTTGGAATTGCCCAGAATCCATATGCAGAACCACCAGAAATTTTTGTACTATCTCTTCCAACTATAGCATCTTGAGTAGTACCACCAAACGGGGTACAGTAAGTACACCATGGGAGATCTTCTACATTAAAATCTTTACTATCGATTGATGGAATATAAGCTTTTAATTTTCCACATTGTGAAGGGTCAGAATTATCTTTTACAATTCCCAAGCACATTGTAAAATTACTTCCGAAATCACTATTTCCAGCAAATCCAGTATTAAGTTTTCTCATTGACCACGTCTCGTATTTGTATTTGGAGCAACAACAGGAGCTGCAACTGGTGCAGAAGCCGGTTCTACCATTATAACAGTTAAATTTTGAAGAAATTTACCACCTTGAAAAATACTTTGAACAGATAACAATTGGTACTTTCCAGTATAAAAGAATTGATTAAAGTCTTGATCAAAAATATTAACTTTAATCCATGTAGTTTTAGCAACTCCCGATGGAGGGGGTCCGCTTCCATCAGGGGCGTATACTACTCTATCAAGAATTTTAAGATGTCCTCTAATTGAAAAAGTTACTTGAATATTAGTTGCTCCAACGGCTTGGCCAAACGTCTCAAACGCAAGTCTAGCAGCAGGTACTGCAGTTACTTCATGTTTAGCAAATCCAGAAACTTCTGATCTATTTGTTGCTGGAAGATATGCATGATCCGAACATAAAGCATTAATTGGTCTTTGTTCATTTTTAATACCATATAATCTATCACAAGTAATATTTTTTGGGAGATTGTTTTGACAAAAGTTTTCAGGATCTAACGTAGGATTTTTGCTATCTGCATTACGTTGATGTTCAAGACCGTTTTTTCCAGATTGCATCCAAAGATTCATCTGATTAAAT